CATACCCGTGGACAGATTCGAACTGTCGCTTGAACGATTTTAAGTCGTTTGCCTCTTCCGCTGGGCTACACGGGCAGAAAATCACGCTTGATACGTGATAGGATTATACTTGAGATATTCCCAAAATGTCAATTTCATCTCTTTTTGTGACATTCCGCAGTGTTTTGCTGCTTTTGGCAAATTCCACTTTGCAGTAAAAAGTGCTTCATTTGCATCTTTTACGTTTTCTGGAGTGGTTTTGACGGGTTCGTCTTTTAGGGTTTTATATGAAATTTTATAGAAATTCATATTTTATAAAAAAAGTATCGTATGAGAATTTTACCGGGAGATTTTTTTACCCCAAAATGGAAATTAAAGTGGACTTGCGTATGAGAGGGTTTCTTCATCCACGGTAGCACGAACGAAATCTAACACGTTCATAAATTCTTCAACAGTATCACAGGTCACTTCTTTAGTGTCCCCCTCATTAGAATACAGATACACGGTTCGCTTAACAGGATCAACCACGCAGCGTGTTAGGTACTCGTCTTGCATTAGTTCGTTTGTTGATTACCCAGTTATCATAGCACGGTCAGGTGGGGTTGTCAAGGTGTTCCCGAATGGTTTCCTGAATGAGGTTCTTGACGTAATTATGTTCGAAGTTAAATGAATATCCTTCATTACCACCAGGATAATCTTCGTGTGATTGTCCTTCATATTCGACCACTAAATCATCATCAAGTCTTCGTGCAATGATATGATAGTCTGCATTTACTTGACCGCCGGCATTGTTTATAACAACAATCTGTTTTCCCCAACGAATTTCTTTAACAAAAAGTTCCTGCCAGGACCCAATTGGAGTGAGATTAATCGTCATATCTTCAGGATTTACAAGACCGTCCCAGAAAGAAGGGAGATTAATAATTCCATCACCAGAAATTCTCCCTCTACAGTAAACAGCAATTTCGGGGCCTTCAATACAAACGTGGCGAAGTCTCCATCCTGGTTTATTGGGGTGTGGCATATCAAAGGGAAGATTCTTTTTATTGGAAAGAACGTGTGCTCCACCATTAGATGAAACACTTCCACTTACATTGATGCTTCCTGCACCATCCAGTAGAGTGTTGACTTTAAAGTTATCAATCTGTGCTGCTCTATGATAATAAGGAGCGCAGGCATCTGCTGGATAACGATTTTGGTCCATATTTCCATACCAGATGTATTCATAATCATTCATTGGAACACCCCATCCACCTGCTGCCTTGTCGCAGTTCTTACCTGATGCGGATGGTACAAATTCTCCTGGAAATTCAGCGTCTTTTGGTTGTCCTGGTGCGGTCATTTTCAATCCTCCTTTCTAACGTCATAATGGTATCCAGAAACTGAATATTCCTGATTGTTTCCTGGATAATCTGCTGGACTTTCACCTTCATATTCTGGAATAAGTCGTTCACCATCAGCACGAGTTCCAAAGATATGATAGAAGCAGTGAATAGGAATTCCGCTTCTTGATTGTAGGTAGACTTTCTCTTCATCAATCCGTTTTACAATTACATCTTGATGAGCACCGATTGGTGTAAGAGATACTGTAATGGTTGTAAAGTCTACCAGTTTCTTCCAGTATTGTGGAAGTTCAATCTCAGTTCTGTTCAGAACCTTTCCTCTCACATATACATCATTGGAAGGTCCTTCTGGGCAGGTATGGCGAAGTCTCCACCCCTCTTTGGTTGGGTGTGGAATATCAAAGTTTTTCTTTGCTGCAAGAATATGACCACCACAGTTGGAAATCACACTACCAGATACAATCAAGTCACCACCTGCCTGAATTCTATAATTCACATCTAGGTTTCCCATCACAGCAGCATTATCTGAAACACATAATGCATAAGGATTACTTACAGGTAAGCACAGAGCACCTGGTACAAATGGTGGCGTAGAATCTGGGTCTGGATTCGACAGTGGTCCAATATTTACTGTTGCATATGTTGTTGGGAAGTGTGTTGGGCTTCCAAAAACAGCAGGTCCTTCAATAAAGGCAGACCCATTAATCTTTTGGTCTCCTTCTTTAATTGCAGGAACAACACCAGAACCAACTTTAAGTTGTCCTCCTACATTTACATCATCCCATCCAGCAGTCATTGTTTAACTCCTTTATACTCTGTTATTTTTCTGTTGATAATTTCGTCCTCCGTTCTTGGAGTCCTTTTTAGCACAGGCATCAGTCACTCCTTTAATAATCGAGCCATACATTTTTAGGACTCCATTTGATATGATTTCTCCTGTTCCTGGTGTTGCTAATTTATAATTAACCTTTGCATCCACCAAGAATTTCTTTGAGTCTGCACTAATATTTTCAGTAGCACTTAAAAGAATATTTCCTTTACCACTACCTTCACCTGTAGCAACAAGTTCAATATCAGTTCCTTCTAATCTAATTTTACCATTTGATGCAACAATAACTATATTACCATTTTTTGCATTTAACATCAAGGTGTCTTGTGCTTCTTCATTCGCACGACCTGCTTCAACCTGGAAGTTTCCAGGACTTGTAATCGTTGTCCATCCTTTTCTAGGACCATCCTTATCCATAGAAAGTTGGTGTTTTCCATCAGGTGCTTGAAGAAGAACTGCAGCAGTTACATCTGCATCTGCGTGTATGTGTCCAAAATTGATTGAACCGTGATCATTACCATAGCGAATTGCAGTATAGTTTTGTTTTGCAGTATCTTTTGGATTGTTTCCTCCACCTCCACCAGATCCAGGAGTTCCACCACCTTGCTCTGCAGGTAGACGATCATCTACACAGTTTTTAAAGTTTTCAAAACTCTGAACAATCTCTTCATTTTGAAGTGCATTATTTAATGATTTAAGTATTCCGGACTCTTCTGCCATTTATAATCTCCTGGTATGTTCTATTTAAATAAGATTTTCTGGAGTACCAGGAATATTAAGTCTTGGATCATTATTGGTGACATCTGTACCCTGCCTCTGGATTGCTGATGGAGGAGTAGTGACTTGTGCATCAATACTTTCTTGGAGTGTAGCATAGACTTGAACAAGATCTCCAGGTGTTTCATAGAAACCAGCATAACTAATACCATCTTTATAGAAGACGGCACCATAGTAAGGTCTTCCATCCACATAACCAGTTTGTTTTAATCCAACCAAATCTGTAACCTGAATCAGTTTTTGTGGCTCAGTAACAAGTGCGATTGGATCACGAATGATTTCAAACTGTGGTCTAAATGTTGCATTAATGCCAGTATCACTATCAATTGTGATCTCTGGATAAGTTGTAAATCCAAAACATCCGCCATTTACAGTGACTCCAGTGATTCTGCCGAAGGTATCGCAGGTATAACTTAAATCACATCCAAAGTCAGGTGTAATTCTTATTTGATCCTTTGAACAATCATAATTAATTCCAGGATCTTCTACAACTACACTCTTTAGTTTAAGAGTGACTGGATAACCACCAGTGCCAGGACGTGGGAATCCATTACCTGGATCATCAACAATCACTTCAGTAACAACTCCTCTTCCTTTGATTCTCTTAGGGCAGGGAGGAGGAATGAGAATTGCAGAAATACCCATTGGATTTTCTGTCCAGGGTTTGCTGATACCTGTTGGAGAATCAACGGGAACAGTGATCTGTACAAATCCTACAACAGGATTTTGTTGGAATCCAGTATCAGGAATACGAATGTTTGAGAGTTCTAATTCAACAGTTTTCTTTCCACTTGTTGCATTGAAGTTTAGTTTTCTTCTACCTTCAAATACTTTTGCTCTTCCTGCTTCAACACCATTTATTCTTACAATTAAATTATCATCTGCTTCTGCTTCTAGTGTATATTGACCGGTCACAGGAAAATCAACATTCGACCAACGGAAGATCCAAGTCTTACCTTGGATTTCTTCATTAGGTTTAGAATTTACATCTTGGAATACTGGGGAGATAAAATCACTGACATAGTTTGCAATTGGCGTTGGTCCTTCATAAACAACACCAGCAGCGGTAGGCGATTGACTGATGATCGCAGTGGATGATGAGGTTATAGTTTTTTCTGTTTGAGTTGATTTCCTTTCCCAAACTGCAATAGCAAAGATACCACCTTTGTTTATTCCCAAAGTCAGTCTTTGCTTTGAATTAAATGGATTTTCGATGTAATTTGTATATGGGTTTGTATCATTCCAATCTCCACCTTGTCGTATTCTCTTATTTCTAAACCAAGTTCCAAGGTCATACTTATGGAATGTTCCACCAGTAATTGTTGCGCTACGGCCCCGAGTGGTATAAATTGGTGCTACAAATTCATCAGTAATTCTTACCCATTCATCTGTAGTTTCCGCTGTTGTTGATGTTTGAACCTTGGGTGGGAACAACCAATCTTTTGTACTGAATACTTTTTTGTTTATCTTTTCAAAGGTTTCTGTAATTCCATTTTCAACTTCAATTTGTATCTTATGTTTTCCTTTACTTAAAAAGACCTTCTTAGACTTTGGGTTATTCTCTCTAAAATTAAAGATCACTCCACCATCAACACCTTCAATACCACTTCTGCGTTCAACTCCACTTCCGCCTTTTGTATTTTTAAGATTTGTTGGAATATAATTTGCCTGCATCACAGGTTTATCATCAACTAAAATTCTACCTGCATTATCCACAGTAGATTTAAATGCATAGAAACCATCATAAGGAATATCAACTTCCCATTCGTTTCTGTATACAATTCCACCACCATCAGATCCTTTCTTCGCTAACGGAGGAATAGGAGAGATTGCATAACGGTTCATAAACTGGCTCCACTGGAACCCAGGAGCACCTTTATAATTTACAGGCCACCATTTCTGTTTTCCATTTGGAAATCTTGTTGTCCAAATTGGATTATTTGGGCATCTTCCTTCTTGAAGAACGATTGGTTCCTGTGGGATTGGTGGCATAGGAGCATCAATCGTTAATGTCACTCCCATTGGATTTTCATTCCAAGACTTAGGTGAGACTACTTCACTTTCTGTAAAAGTAGTTTCAACATTTACTGCAAGAGCCATTGGATTACCTTTTGATAAAGGTCCAACATTAATCTGCTTTAACTCTGCTATGAGTTTATAACTTCCTTTCTTAAATGCTCTTGTTTCTAAACTCTTTCCAGTACTTTTACCTGGGGAACTATATCCTATTTTTGTAATGACAGTCTCTGTTCCTGCACCAATAAATTTTAAAGTTACATCATCATCAACCATCACTTCAATATTATAGTTTCCATCAATCGGGAACGTAATATTATCCCAGACGATTGTATGAACACCTGAGAAACTTTCAGTCTGTGCTGCTGCAGAGTTAGGATCAAAAGGAAGAATACCGTATTGGTTTATAAATCCAGAATCTCTTCCTGCTCTTGGATCTAACCTCCAAAGTTGTCTGTTCGATTTTCCAATGTAGTCTACAGTATTGAAAATCTTTCTTACCTGAGCTACATCCGTTTGTGTTGATGATTGTGATTTTGTCGGGATGCTTATATTCTCTTTTACTGAAAAGATTATATCATAAGTGCTTCTACCACTTCCTTTTGCACCTCTTTTATTAGATGGAACAAAAGTCCCACTAAGAGCAGTAATTTGAATGTCATCATTATCATTATCAGAACCAATACGATCACCAAAAATTTTATTAGATTCTCTCAGCCCACCTTCTTTATTTTTAGATCCGTTAACTACGGTCCCTTGCTCCACATTCCCTATAGATGAACTAATAGAAACTTTATATTTAATATTTGGTTTTACTTTAATGATTTCTTTTCTATTTTCGCGGGATTTTTGAGATCCTTTTAAAATAAAAGAATCTTTACCATCTTCAGAAGTAAACGCGGCAATAAACGTATTACTATTTCTACCCTCCCCATAAACATCAAACGTAACGTCAACCAATCCACTGGATTCTTGTATTGCAACTTTTTCTAAAATGGGTTTGTTGTACAAATCAATTCTAATTCTATGAACTCCTGCTTTGATTGTTTTGGTAAGACTTTTTGGAGTTTGATCCTGTCTAAACTCTACGGTCTCCAAGAGTTTTTGATTGTCTAGATAAAATCTTCCGATGTTATCCGCTTGAGCACGGAAGACATACTCTCCATCATAAGGAAACTCTTCTTCCCATTCAAAAGTAAATTCTTGTCCAGCAAAATCACTACCAGGGGCATTTGATGGTGGAACTGGAGAGATAGCGTGTGCGTTTAGGAAGTCACTCCAAGCTGGATAAGTTACATTATGTTTAATTCTTGTTGTACGATTTCCTGAAGTTACTCTAAGTGGATTTTTCTTTCTTGTAGTCCACCAAGGAGTTTGTAGTTGTTGTAAGAAATCCTGATACTCTTTGATCTCTATTGCAATCGGATCCTTGGTTAGATTTGCATAGAGAGTTGGATCCCATTTTCCTAGCACCTCTCCATTGGGACCATACCTAACTCCATATCCAACATCAGTAGGTTCGCAGATTTCATATTCTTCAAAGTCTCCTTCTTGATCAAAGTATTCTACAGTCTCTACAATCTCTCCCAGAACTGCACGGGTCACTGCACCCACACCTACACCACAGTTATCTTTAACTTCTACAATAGGAGCATACTGATAACCAAATCCACCGTTAATGAGATCAACAGCAAGCAATGAACCATCAATACCAAAAACAGGATTACCTTGAACTCCTACTCCCCCGCCACCATAAAAGTATGCCTGAGGATAACCACAGTCAGCATCTAATACAATACCATCACACTTTGTCCCTGTCGATAAAACATCATCAGGCGTCAGTTTGTTGACTTCATTGATATTAAGATATTGAATTGACTTTCTTGTCTTAAGAACAAACTGAGTACCTGGATTTAACTTTGCATAATCATTAGCTTCACAGATGGTTACATTATCAACAAACCCTCTTTCGGTTGATATGTAACCAACGCGAATGGAACTTTGTGAAGCAGGTCCAAAGATATTAAACGACATTAGTTATTGGTTTACCTTTTTCTTCATAGTGATATTTATTATGCTGTGCCAGAGGTTGCAGCAATGATTTGATCAGGAGTTCGTGCATCAGAAGTAACATCACGTTGCCCCTGAGGAATTTCTGCAAATGGAGTATCAGGAGTTGGTGATGCCGATACTGGATTTGCTGCTGCATTTTCAACACCCTTTTCACTTGGTAGTTGAGCATCAGGTTGTGCTGCTCCACCTCTTCCAAAGGTATAGAAGTCAGACACAGCAACATTTGGTTTGAGTTCACATCCAAATACATTCAATCTAATGTTAGTAAAACTGAGAGCATCAGATAAGCTACCACTGATGTTTCCAATATTAGAAGTAATGTCTGCGAATGATCCACTGACGCCAGCAATCTGTCCTTGGATATCATCAAGGAAGGCATTTACATTATCAACAATCGTGTTGTTTGCATCATCAATCTGTTGCTTATTAAATGAGATTGCCTGTCCTGCAAGTTGTTCTGCATAACACATAGGAACATTGGGTGTTATGTTTCTGTTGGAGGGACTGGTTCGCATCTGTTCTTCTAGTTCTTTTGGTTTTAAGATACCGACCAATAAACTTTCAATAAGTCCACATAGACCTTGAGTAATTTTATTATATAAACATAGAATAAGTTCAACAAGTATCTCTTTCATATCAGCAAACATCATTCGCATACTTGAAGGCATTGCTGCTACGACTTTAGTCAGTTCTTTGTTCAGTAACTTAAGAACATATTCCATAATCTTATCAAAAATAATCTTCATATACTTTGCAATAATGCACGCTGCTTTTGCAATCAAGTTTTGAATACTCGTGATTAAACCAGAAACTGCATCGGCATAACACGTAATTGCATCTAAGTATTTTTTAATCTCACGCATCAAGTTATCTAACACTGTTTGAATACACTTCAATGCTGAAGCGATTTTATTTTCCCCCGGTTTCATTAGGGGAATTTTTTCTCCATAAACAACTTTTCTGTTTAGATCTGCCGCACTTGTCTGGTGAACAGCATCGGCACTTTCTTTTGCTGCTCCTGGTTGTGCTGGTGATGTTGATGAATTTGCTTCTTTACAGCGGTTCTTAATTCCAGTTTGAACTGCCTTCTTAATAAAGTCATCAAAGGCAGTTCCAGTTAATCCTTTGGTTGTTGCCTCTGCAGAAGCACTTTGAATGTCTCTTAACTGAAATTGATTTGCTTCGCCATAAGGAAGACCATACTTATCTAATTTCTTTCCCGATGGAATAGGAGCACATTCATTATACTGTACTTTTGGTTTAGGTTTGACGACTACCTTTCCTTCGTCAGGAACCTTTTCCGTCGCAGGACCTTTTGGTTTTTTACCTCTTGCAAAACCACTGGTTCCTGCAAAGTTAGATTCATCATTACCAGTTGTTGATCTAAGTGCAGTCTGGGCATTGTTACCCAGAACACCCATAATCACGGGGACTTGTTGATCCTGTCCATCAAGGAAGAAACCAAATACAAAGTTTCCTTGACGTAGGTTAGGAGTCTGTGATGAATTAGTTTGGCCACCACCTGCTGTGATGGGGTACATTACTTGAGCCCAAGGAAGTTGATCCGATGGAATCGTTGCTTCCTCGCGGTCGTGAAGACCAATGATTCTTACTTTATATCTTCTTCCCCAACCAGGAATAGTATTCGCATCGGCAAATTTTCCTGGCAGAATGTTATCTCTCCAAGTAGAATCGTCAGCAATTTGCCCGATCCACCAATTGAACCCACCGCCCAAAAATCCTGGATTAAACAAAGAACTTTCAGCCATCAGTCTTCATAAATCCTACATTCAGATGCGTCTGGATGATCATTGCAATATAATTCTAAACCAGTTGGGTCGTGCTGATCTTCAGGATGGGTTTCAACCCATCTTTCAAGAGCATCTAATTCATCTTCTACGTGGCGTCTTGCCTGAGCAGATGTAGTAGGATCATCTAGAATTTTTTTGTCGTGCTCGATATGTTTTTGTACACTTTCCATAGTAGGAATTTATCAGTGTTATTTACTATTTAACAGTTTATTTTCCAAAAGGATAATATGTTGGAGATCCTTTCTTACCAACGGAATCTCTAACCGCAGTGATCTTAGTGTATCCACCCTCAGTTATGTTTATGTAATGACATAAATCAGCAATCACATAATATCCACCAAGGTGATCGTCCATTTGTTTAGTCGTATTTGTATCGTGTGATGGCGTATCGATATAAATCAAATCTCCTGCGTGTAAACTGAAATCGGCATAAAGAGTAATCGTAGTTCTAGAAGAGAACAACTGATTATATCGCATTACTGATTGACCAAGAATACCTCTAGGATCAAAGTTTTGTTCTTTTGATTTTTGAATTTGTTGGTTTGTATCTCCCGTTGGAAGAGTTCCAGTATCAAGAAGCACATATTGTGTTCGAGTAAAATCTTTTCCAGGTTCACTGCGATTTAGTTCTGGATTTAACTTTGGTAGATTTTTCCCCGCTTTCTGTAAATTATTTTCAGAACCAGGAAGTCCTTTTTCTACTTGAGAGTTTGGTGTGATCACTTCATAATAACAGTTATAGGGATTGAATAGAATTGTTCTCGTGGAATATGTTCCCGCTTCATCCTTTGTTTGCATATCTCCACTGGGAGTTGGGGGAACTAACTCCAGTATCTTTCCATCATATCCTGTGGGTAAATCCACAGTTTGATTATATGCAAAACTTTTGATTGTCTTTTTTCCACCAGATGGATCTGTTTCTGATAACATTCCATCAATAGACTTAAACTTAAATCCATCAGAAGTTTCAAAGAAGAAGAACCCAGCAGTGTTTCCTTTTGCATTTTGTGTTTTTGGAACTGCCTTTTTAGCAAGCCAGTTTAAAGCGTAAAAAGGTCTTCTTTGGTCGCCAGTAAAGTTCAGATTATTTTCTGTTTCTTCTATGTCTAATTTCTTTTGAGATCCAAGAAGTCTAGAGTCAGTTAAAATACTGCGAATATGATCAGAAATTTTTCCATCATATCTTTTATTCAAAACAGATTTAAAATTTAGTAGACCCTCTCTCGATACAAATTCCAATCCAACCAAAGACTTAAGTGAGTCTTTTGAGAGTGGACTGATCTTGTTCACATATAAATCAACCTTGATTTCAACTCCTTGGGGATCAACCATCGTGATTGATGTTTTTTCCTTTCCCTCTAAAGGAAGCCCATCGAGCAGTGTTTTATAAACACCACCTTTTTGAACTGTTTGGCCATTATCCGCGTATATAATTTGCGCTCTTACTGTTTCATTCAGAATACTTTCATAATAATAAAAGTCAGTGAACATATCAGGAAGTTTATCACTCTTCGTGACCCCATCATTAGACACGACTAGAATATTTTTTAAATTAACTAATCTTTGTTCGACTGTCTTTTGAGACATTTATATCATACCTCTTTATTCTATTTAACCTCTGTTATAAACACCATCAAAGAATTCACCTTCACCATAAGATGAACCATAACTATCTCCACCCATAGGCATCGGCATCATTACTGGAACAACTTCTGGTTCTGATTGTTCAACAATTACTTCTGTACCTGCTCCAAATTCATAATAAGCATAGTTTCTTAAAACTTCTATTGCCCCCCCATAGTTTGCTTTGTTTAATGCACCCAAAAATCCTGGGAAGTTTTGTTCTAATGCTGATGTAGTATCTGCATCAAGAACAAACTCTGGTCCTTTTTCACCAAGAATTGCTCTTGTAAATCCTCTAACCAATCCACCTTTAGCATAAGCAACGTGAACGTGATCTCTATGTCCAGCATCATTTCCTCCGTGAAGAAGTTGAACAGGTTTAATCCCTTTCATTTTATTGAACTGAACAATCGCTTGAAGAATTGGTCCTTGTTCGTGGGTATAAGCCCCAATATCAAGTGCTCTACCAGAATAATGATATGAACCAGAAGCGTGAGTTCCTTTTACTCCACCAAACTCTGGGTGTTCCGTAACTGCCTGGAACTGTTGTGGTGACTTTAAAACTTTGTACAAATATCTACCAAGTTCTCCTGCGATTTTACTTCCTTCCGATCCATATCCAGAACCTAGTTGCATTCCACCAGGGCCGGGACCGGTAGATGCTGTTGCTCCAAAGTTAGGAACCGAACCTATTTTGTTTGCTTGGTAATTATTATACCAACCAAAATAATTATCACCAGACTTTCGTTGAAGTCCGCCCGAAACACTATATCCTCTAAAGTCAGTTCTTCCTTGAATAAAATCTCTTGCACTCTTTTGAAGAGTTGGATCTAAAATTGCTGCAGCAACTTTCTTCATTGCTTCTTCGGATTGTCCTGCAGCTGCAGCAGCACTTGCAGCATCTTTAATCGCATACCATTCTGAATTTGGTTTACCAGTCATTCCTGGTTTTGGATATCTCCAGGTTGGTTCGTACTGCATCTGACCAAGAATAAGATCCTTGATCGTCTTCCCAGAATAAGCGCCAGATGCAAGTCTATTATAAATTGATTGCGCTACATCAGCCCACGCTTGAGGATCTCCATCCTCCCTCGAAGCAACTGCAACCAATGTCCAGAAGTCAGCATCACCGCCTTGAATATTAATCATATCCATAGCGCCAGGATCAGTAGGGCCTGGAACACCTGCAGGTCTAATTGATGGTTTTAACATCATCTCTCGCATCAAATCATTGATCGTATCATCAAGTCTTGTAGAAACACTTTCTTCTACTGATTTTGCAATGACTTTTGTTAAGTCCTCTCCCGCCATAAACATTTCAGCATTGACTTCTCCACCACCAGCAAATGCACCTCCAGTTCTTAACACCTCTCCACTGAAAGTATTATTCATCCAAGAGTTTAGTCCTTTTCCAATATTATCATAATCAAGTGCAGATGGTTTGTCTCCCAATAAAGTTTTTGTTACCAAACCAAATATTGGTCCAAAGAAAGGTATATCGGTGGTTTTATCGTAAAATCTTTCAGTGTACCCAAGTGGACTTACTGTATCTTTTTTATCTGACTTTGAAAATACCTTTTGAATTTTTGCATCACCACCAACAGAAGAACCTGGTTTTAATTTTGGTGGAGTAATACTTACTTCTCTTTTCGCAGTGTCTTTCTTTACCTCTCTTCTTGCTGGTCCACCAACAAACTTTCCACCTCTTGTTACTGATCCACCCCCAGCACGTCCTTGAACTTTTGCTGACGGTGATTGTTTTTTACCTAAAAATATATCATAAAGAAATCCAGCAAGTTCTCCGCCTGCATATCCGCCAATCACAGCACCTATTGGACCACCAATAGCAGCACCAACAACACCTAAAATAGAAGAACCTGCACCCCTAAGAAGTGCTTTACCTATTGGATCTCCAAGAGCCCAAGATAATCCAAATTCAAGCAAACCACCAATGATCGGTACTCTAGAGAGTAGAGGTTTTGCTAATCGTATGACTGCTTTTATTCCACCTCTTCCAATTGTTTTCAGTCCAAGTCTTGTTGCTGCTCTACCAAGTCCTCTACCAAAGACACCTTTTCCTGGTTTAGTAACATCGGGTCCACCACCATCACCACCCAGTTCACCAAAAGCAATCGCAGCAATGATGCTTGCTTCAATCACTTTATCCATTGCACCAATAAATCCATCAAAAACTTTTGTGAAGTTTTCTCCACCAAGTCCTTTTAAGAATACCTTTGTATTATCATATGCTTTGTATCCCCAATCAACAAATGTTACCAAACCATTTAAGAGTTTACCACCCCAATCAGTTATAAAATCAAGTGCTTGACCTGCTAGTTTTGCAACTCCCATAAGTTTGGGAATGTGTGGTATTAAACGATATACAACAAACCCTAAAAGAACATTGAACAGAAACTTTTTGATACGATCAAGAAAACCTAACTTTGGTGCAGTAGGAAGTTTTATTTTTCCAGCACCTTCTTCTTTTGGTTTTTCAAGTTTATCTTCTTTTTCTGCAAATCTTTTTTGCTCTGTCGCTCTTCTCTTTCGCTCTTCTTCCTGTGCTTTCAGTAAAGTATTTGTTGCAATCAAGTCTTTAATCTTGATGACTTGTTTTTTTACAATAATAATTTCAGATTGAGGAGATTCTTTTTTTAGAGAAGCAGCATCGATTCTCTTTGACTTTACAAGAGAACTAGACTTATTGAAAAGTTTAATCGCGCTAATTTTTGCAGGAGGAAGTGCTTTACGTTCCATAGGTTAGAAGATACCCAGTATCTTTTTCTTTTTGGTTCTTTCTGGATTTGGACACGTTGCTCCAAAGATTGGTGCCCTTGGAACTCCACCTGTTGATTTAGTAACTCCACCTTTACTACCACCAACAGGTTTAGATCTTACAACAACAGGGGGTTTTGATGGTGGTGCTGGTGCTGCTACCTTTGGTTTTGTTGCAGATATTTTTGCAGCATTTGCTTTTGCAGTCAGTTGAAGTTCCTGTCCTCTGTAACTTGAACCTAATCCACCCATTCCACCAACACCACGCATCTTGTAGTAATTTTGTTCTTGTGCTCTTTGGGATGTTTGTGTTATTGCATTCTGCTTAGAAATTCTAGACTGTTTTGCTTTTGAGTCATTAACTGCTCCACTGTATAAATTGGGTCCTAACATCTTTTTGATGTTATCTTCGGTCATTCCTTCCTTTCTGTATTGCTCCAAATCAGTAATTGCAGCAAGACGCATTGATCTTGCATTCAAAGTTTCTTCTCGTGCCTTTGTTCCTTTTGAATTAAAAACATTTGCAAGTTGTTCTAAGAACCCTAATTGCCTTTGTTGTGCTCTTGCATATTCTGGTTGTCCATTTCTAAATCTTAAATATCCAACAAACGGACCATCAGGACCCATCATTATTTTAGTTTTTGGAAGTGCCTTGTTATCTCTCTTCAATCCGGCACCTCCCATCATTGCGCCGCCCAGTCCACCATAAGATTTATTTCTTGCTCCATACTTATTGACTTGACCACCCAAACCTCTTGCAAAGTTTGAAGTGTAGATCAAATCACTTCCTTTTTGTTGTGCAAAATATTTCTTTCCATTTAAGATAATTTCAGGTTCAATGATAAAATCACCATATCTCGCATTCTCTTTAACGGCATCTTTAACTACAATAGAATCTCTACCTTTATATGTTGCAGCATATCCTTTACCAATATTAAGTCCTTGTGTTCCTTTTAATGAATCAGGTCTAAAAGTTTTTTCGGGTGGTTTTTCTTTTGTATCAGGAGATTTGCCAATCAATCCACCGCCCTGAGCATATGCTGTTCCACTAATCATTCGTGGTCTGTTGGTTCCACCACCAGCAGCATTCATTGATTCAAGCGTACCAACACCGTACTTTTGAACTGCTCCGCGAGACATAACGAATTCACCATCACTTAGCATTGCAGGAATTTTATCAACACCTTTTTGTCCACTTACATATCCGTGGCCGCCACCAAAAAATCCAAACAACTTTCTAAGATTTGCTAGTCCACCGCCAGCAAATCCAGGTGTCTTTGGTTCTTTTTCACCTCCACCGATACCACCAAAGTTTTCAATACCACTACTTAACGCCATAGTGGTTCCAACTGTTGCTGCGACTTGTAATCCAGAACCTAAAAGTCGCCCTCCTTTACCACCTAAAAATCTAGCAACTCCTTTTGCACCAACAAGTCTTGCTGCTAATTGTACTAGTTTTAGTGTACCTGCAATTACAAGTTTAGAAAGACCACCAACAAATCTTCCAAACTGTGTACCAAATCTTAGATAAAGTGCTAAAAGTTTTGGCCAGTTATCTCCAAAAAACCTACCGATGACTTCAAGTTTTTTGCGGTTATCTGGATTACCAAACCACTCTAAAAGTAAGAATATAGATCTACCAATAAAAATAGCCGTGAAATAATCAATAATTTTTCTCAGTAAAGACTTAACTGGCGCTAAAACTTTTTCTGCTACCTTAATTGCTGCTTTGAAACCACCTTCAAGTTTTGATTCTGCTAAGGATCTCTTTGCATTCTCTGCTTCTTTTCTTGACTTTTCGTTTGCTTTCTTTTGATTTGTATTTTGTTGGGTTAGGCTTTGAATAATCTCTCCCAACAATCCAATAATTTCTTGAATGTCACTTTTCCCAGTCATCTTTTCAGTTGCTGGTGGAAGTGCTAACTGTCCAACGCCAGGAAGTAATTTTTGTTTTTTTAGGTTGATGCCAGCAGCAGTTCCTTTTTTAAAACTTGCTGCTGTAATTTTCTTGACTTTAAATCGTCCCTTCTTACCTTTAATTCTTTTCCATTCATCAGTAATTAATTCAACTTCTTCGGTTGGAATTCTCTGCTTCGTCATTCTAGCAGCACCCATTCTTTCTCTCAGAAGAGATGAATAAGTATCATAATCAATATCAAAGATATCTTCAAGACCAAGCATCCTGAGAATTCTTTCATCAATTTTTTCATTCACTAAGGCATTCCCATTCTTTGCCTTAGACGGCATCAGTGCTGGTAAATTTTTAGAAGAATTGGGTGCCATTTAATTGCTGTTGTTTCGTTTTCTCTTCTTCCAGATGCTGCTTTAAAAGTTCAACATAAACATCACGTTCCCACGGCATCATATTTTCAATCTCCGTTAATGAATATTTATGATACTGCATCAAGGAAAAGTTAAGACGAAAATAACTTTCCAGGTCCATATGGACCATTGCTATGCGAAAAAAGATGCTAACCCTTCTAACACCACTTCACTTTCTATTTGGGTGTTTGGATTTGTTACCTTTACCTTATGAGAAAGTTTAGGCATTGTTTCAAAAAACTTTTCAATTTCTTTGAACTGTGATGAATTCATCTGTTCCAAGAATTCATTAAGTTCCTTTTTAGTTACATCTGAAGTGGACCAAACTTCATCTTCGGTATAAATTTTATCAATGCAAGATGCAATCAATTCAAAAGATTGATCCATTGCATTTGCATCAGTGAAATCAAAATTGTTTTTAATAAATTGTTCAAGTGATGGATACTTCATCTCCATCATAATATTTTTATCGACTTTAATTTTATTTGTATGATCTTCGTTCTTTTGAACTTTGATTGAATCTAAATCAATTTTTACTGTCGTTGTAGTCTGTTCATCATCTGGACAGATTACATTGACTTCAATCTCTTCACCAACAGACTTACCACGAATATTCAAGAACAAATATTCAATATCAAAAGTAGGGAGTGTTTCTACCTTAACTCCCTTTGTTAAAATACAATTCTTGATAACTGTTTTGATTGCATTAGTAATTTGCTTTGTATCTTCGCTTTCCAAAGCAATGACTAATACCTTTTCTTCTTTTACCAGAAACGGTCTGTATTGGATTGTTTCTCCTGTTGATGGCAATTCAACTTCATAAGTTGGCGTACTAATCTTAGGTAAAGGCATAATGTCCTATAGAAATTTCAGTGTGATTATTTATCAGGGTCCTATGCGTCCAACCTGATTTCCGCTTTTTCTTACATAGGAATTGAGGAATGAATTTCCAGCATCACTATTACCCAAACTTCTTTCTATTTCTGCTGCTCTTATTTGAGAAGTTATATCAGACTTTGAACCTACGGGTAATGTTTCTACTCCAAATTGCGGATTTAAGAAGTAGTCAGGAGCACTGTTAAAAGTTGCTTGATTAATTGGACTACTCGCATCACCCTGAGTTGCTATAAATTCATTACTTTCCATTTTATCATTTGTCCTATTAATATAGTATCTAATATAACTTATAGAAACAGTACATTTTAATAATGAAGAAGTATCATAGGAAATAGGTATTGATGTAATTGAAATTGGAAAACAATTTACAAAATTATATTCTAAGGTTGATTTTGGGGTGTAAGACCCATCCTTATTTGTAGTATTTGTTCTTTCAAATTTTGTAATTGTTAATCCCTGTTTTGATATATAAAGTTCTGGATATCTAACTCTATAAAAATAGTTTGGGTTTGCGGACCCTCTAAGTGGTGGAGCTCCTGTTCCATCACCAATGTTCTCCCCCACAGCATACTTTATCCAAGATTCAAAAAAACGAATAGGTAAGTAGTTATCCGCATCAACATAAAAAGTTAAATCAATTCTATCATCATAAATTCTTCTATAAACGTGCCTTTCAGTAACTCCAGTATAGTCATTATTAATTTCAAAAGTTGCTAAGTTTGATCCAGGAAGAGACGCTTCAGAGCACAGAAGATTTAATTTTTCTTGATCATATTGAACGCCATTTTCATTTAAATACCTTAAAAATCCTTCGGAACTTCCTCTATATTGAGGCAGACCTATAGATACTTCAAAATGAGAAGTTAATGCAGGATGCAACAACTTCGATTTTATATTATCTACTGACCTTGGAGTAGGCATTTATAAATACTTTTTGACCTTATATATTATGTATGATGGCAGAGAGTATAAAAAGTAAATACAAACCATCTTATCCAAAGAAGTATAAAGGTGATCCCAACAATATCATTTGTAGAAGTAGTTGGGAAAGAAGATTCTGCCATTGGTGTGACTTGAATGAAAATATTTTAGAATGGGGCAGTGAAGAATTCTGGATTCCATACCTTTCCCCAGTTGATAATCGTGTGCATCGATACTTTCCAGACTTTATTATCAAAGTAAAAGAACAATCTGGGCAGATTAAAACCTACGTAATTGAAGTGAAACCAAAGAAACAAACTGCACCTCCACAGAAAAAAAGTAGAGTTACTAAATCATATCTCTATGAATGCAAGACTTATGCAGTGAATCAAGCAAAGTGGAAAGCAGCAAAGGAATTCTGTGATGATAGATTGTTGGAGTTTAAAATCATCACTGAAGAAGAATTAGGTATCAAATAATGGCAGAAGGATTCGGTCAATATGTAGGATCAACAGCAAGAGTTAGAAAACTAAAACAAGAAGTTGAAAAGATGGATGTAAAAGATCCAGAAGATATTATGATCTTGATTATGGGACTCTTTACTAAAAAAACTTGGATACCTGAAGTTGGAAAGTTTTATACATTTGTTTATAATCCAAAGACACCAGACATTGAATACGATCAACATCCACTAATTGCTTGCACTGAAATTCAAAAGTGGGGATTTAAAGCAATCAATTTTCATTGGAGACAGTCTCGTAATTATACGTGGGAAGAACTTGCAGGGCAACTTCACGTCGTTGAATACGAAGAACTTGATGAACTGTTATCTATCCCATATGCAAAATTCCGTCTAAATAAATAAAAACTCCTTATAAATGTTTAAAGAAGTAGGACAACATACCTTCATTTGTTCCTTTTGTGGGGAGGTTGTCTGATGGCTGCAGAAGGAATTGCTAGTGATCCGATACAAACACCAGTTGGAACCTCAGGAACAAAATTAGAAACGTATATACAGACAAGATATAATATTGACTCGAATGGAAAAATAGATCCTAAAAGTACAAAAACAGAAATATTATATAATAACTCAACAATACCTGGAGTAAAAAATTGGGTTCCAGCCGCAGCATCTACTGACGGCGGAAAAACTTGGGATACTACTTCTAAAAGATATCAAAAACTTGATGGAACTCCCGTGTTCGGTCCAGAGGCACAAAAATCTTTAAAGGAGGGTGCATTAAAAACTACAACAAATCAACAAATACAAACTGCCGCAGCAAAAGCAAAACTAAACCCAGAGCAAACAAAAGTTTTATCAGATGCTGCCAAAAATAATGCATCAGATACTAATAAAAAAGATGCCGAAAATAAAGCAACAATAGAAAAAGAATTAGCAGAAGTAAAAGAAAGAAAAAAATATGATTCCCTCCTAAGATATCCAGAAAATATACAACTTGAATATCAAGATTGCATAAAATTTTCGATGTTGAAGTATCAGCAATCTGGTTTAAATGTAACCGTTTCTGAATTGAATCAATTTCAAAGATCAGTATCTACCAATAATGGAAATCCAACAGTAGGAAAAAGAACACCTCTTACAACAATTGTCCTTCCAATTCCAGGTGGAATTAATGATTCAAATACTGTTGACTGGCAGGGGAACGAGTTAGATGAAATAACAAAAGCATTCGCAGGAATAGCTCAAGGAGCAATAACTGGGGGTGGAGCTGGAGCAGAACAAAAAATAGAACAAGCAAAAACAGGAGCAGAACAAAACATTAGTGGCCTTCAAAAAACTGTTGTATCAAAACTTGTACAATCTGCAACAGGTGCTAGTGGTATAATGCAAAGACAATATGGAGCAATTATAAATCCAAATATTGAATTACTATTCAATGGACCACAGTTAAGAACGTTTAGTTTTATTTTTAGATTATCACCTAGAAGTGAAAGTGAAGCAAAAATAGTTCAAAAAATTATTCGTTATTTTAAACAAGGAATGACACCAAAAAGATCCAGTGGATATCTTCTTTTACAATCCCCACATACGTTTGCTATCTCATATATAACATCAAATAAAGAACATCCATACTTAAATAGATTTAAAGAATGTGCTTTAACTCAGTGCAACGTAAATTATACTCCTGAAGGAAATTATATGTCATATGATGGAGTTGAACGATCAATGGCTTCTTATGAAGTAACTCTTCAATTCCAAGAACTCGTTCCACTCTTTGACGATGATTATGGTGATGTAGATAACAACATAGGTTTCTAAAATGCCCAGTTACTTCCGCCAAGTCCCTAACTTTGATTACGTCAGCAGACTTTCTGATGCTAAGATATCGGATTATGCTCCTGTAAAAAATCTATTCAAAAAAGGAAAACTCAGAGAAGATATTTTTCAAGACTTATCTTTCTTTACCAAATACAAAATTAATGGTGATGACCGTCCCGATAATGTTGCATTTGAAGTCTATGATGATTCTTCATTAGATTGGTTAGTTCTTATTTGCAACAATATCATAAACATTCAAACAGAATGGCCTATGACTCAAGTTGCATTTGATGAGTATCTATTATCAAAATATGGAACTTATGAAACTCTTTATGGTGGTGTTCACCATTATGAAACAAGCGAAGTAACTAATAGTCAGAATGTTGTAATTGTTCCATCAGGTCTTGAAGTTTCATCACCATATTCAGTAAGTTATTATGATTATTTTACAAGTGGACAAGTAAACACTGGTAACATTGCAGTTCCTGTCACTAACTACGAGTATGAAGAGAAAATTGAAAATGATAAGAGAAATATTTACTTACTCAAATCACAGTATTTAAATATCGTTCTAAACGATATGAATGAAATTATGCCATATAAAAAAGGGTCCTCACAGTATGTTAGCGAGGACCTTAAGAAAGGAGATAATATCAGACTTTATTCTTGATCACTCTTCAGCAAGACGCTGGAAGTAAGCAAGAGCATCATCTTCATCTTCATCAACTTCCTTAGTAACTACAGGAAGTGAAGGAGACTTAGAGCGAGCATAGGACTGCTCTAGTTCTTCTACAACACGACTTTCTGCGGTAGGAGTTTGGGCATAAGACTCATACTCTTCCTCTTGTTCCACTACACCACGAGACTGTGTAGGAGAAGTTTTCTGTCCAAGAACATATTGCAGACGCTTTTCAAGTTCTTCATAAGACTTGAACTGGTCAGGGGCAGTGATTGCAGTCAGTGAATACTGCTTCTTCCACAGTGCTTCAAGGGCATCATCATCGTCCAGGAGAGGTTCAATCGAACCAAATTCAGACTTATCGTAGTTCCAATAACCATCCTTCTTCACAATCTTCAGTTTGAAGTTAGCACCCTGCCAAAAATCAAAAGGATTGATAGGAGTTTCATCCTCAAACTCAGGTTGCATAGCTTCCATAATCTTATCAAAGATTTTCTTGCCATACTTAAACAGGAAGACACGACCTTCGTTTGCAGGATTTGTAGGATCCTTCACCACGTAGATGTTAGAGTAGTAAGACAGTTTACGCTTCTGCTTACGAACAGTTTCTTTGTTTGTTTCAGTTCCACTGTTCCACAGTTCACGGTTGTGTTCACCCAGAGGATCTTTCTGACCAATAGTGGTCAGTGAGTTCTCGATGTACCAACCACCAGGACCTTGGAAGGCGTGGGAATACATTTTTGCCCAGGGAAGATCTTCACCTTCGGGGGCAGGAAGGAAACGGATGACTGCAAAACCATTACCAGTCTTATCCATTTCTGGTTTCCAGAGACGCTCATCTGCGCCACTAGAAGTTGTACTCATCTTCTCTACTTCTTTAACCAGTTTCTGTGTAAGAGAACCCAGAGAAGATTGCTTCTTAAGATCTTTAAAAGACATTAGATTACCTCGTATTTGTACGGATTTGGCTTTTGTGTACTTCGTTATTCTACAGGTCGGAACCTGTCTTGTCAATCTGTGTTTTCATCACTTCAAGCATCTTAGTCATATTGGAAAAAATGACATTCATATCAACACCAGGAGGAAGTCCCATCATTCTAGCAGAATCTGAAATTCGTTCTTTCATTTCCTGTGCTTCAGGGTCATCAGACAAACTCATACGAGTATACAAAACCTGTTGCTTATTCAATAGTTTTTCAAGAAGATTTACGTGATGAATTTTATCTTCCTTCGTCATTGAAGGAAACTTAAAAACACTTCCGTAAATTTCTTCTTGGAGTTCAGAAATTTCAGTCATCTCTGCACGAACAAATTCGGAATCAAAAAAACTCATCTGTCTCCTAAAATAACTTCCTTCAAAATTTTACGATAACGGAATACATCAATATTTAGAAACGGGTTATACTTTTTAATTTTACGACTGACGGTTTCCCACACTGGGTCCTTCAGTTTCTTATCAAAAGTATTCCCGTACAGGAATATTCTATCATAGATTACCATTGTTTCCAGGCTGATTTTCCCGCTCAGGAACTTTTTCAGAACTGGTGGATGTCCTTTGGAACAACTGAATACTTCTTCAAACTTATGCTCTTCAAATAAACTTTGCGTTTCTTCTTTGAAGATATAGGAGAGTGACTGGACCTTCTTCTGCCATTGTTGATACCTTCCTTCACCCTCTTTCATCATTTCACCAATCCAAATTGTTTCTGGATTGCTAGAAGAAACAAAGTTTGCAACAAAGAACTCTACAACCTCTTGGTCGGATTTATTTCTTGCAAACTTTTCAAACCACATTCTATCTTTACGCTTGTAGAATGACTGAACGGTTGCTCTTACTTTTTTATTGTACTTAAAGTAATCATAAGAATCTTTTGTGAAGTGATTCTTCAGAGCAAGATATTCACGATAAGCATCATAAGGCATCATCAAAAAATTAATTTAGCACGGGAAGTTTTCTTCAGAAAATTAAGTTCCATTGCTTCATACTTAATCTTTTCTTTCAATGGTTTTGAAATCAGTTTAGGAACAGATTCCACATCAATATTATTCTGCTCACAGAAATGAATAATTGCATCGATGTAACTCATCTCAACGTTAGTTTGAACTAACCTTTCAATTTCCTGTGCGAATCTTGATGGGCAAAAGAATTTGCTCTCTAGAACCTTTTCTAATTCATTCTCCATCTTGCCTAGTATTGTGACGTACAAATTCTTTAATGTAGCGAACTAATAACTTAATATAATCCCCTTTGTTCCTTTTGTCAAATATTTTCACTTCACCACCAGGAGTTACCATAATAGTGATAAGTTTTACGGGGACGATATCAGTCAATTCATAGTATGCAGCAGCATAAAATGTTTCTTGAACAAAGTAGTTTTCAATCCACTCTTCTGGTTTGATTTTTTCGGAAGTCTTGAAGTCAATGACTGCGAGTTCGCCATCATATTCGGCAATACAATCTACTCTACCAGCAAGTCCAAGATACTCAGAGTAGAGTGTGCGTTCAATTGCGTGTATGTTATTTATCTTATCAAGATATGGTTTCGCGTGATAAAACATAAACTTTGTTAGGGGTTGATAATTATCCCAAACAAGTTCTTTATTTTCAAGATAGTCCTGACAGACTTGGTGAAAGTCCGTACCTCTTGCTGTTGCTTTTCTAGTGATACGATTTGCTTCTTCAAGCCCAACACGCTCACGCCACTTCACAAAGATTTGGCGATTGTAGAATGAAGTTACAGAAGTAATAGAAGGCACCCAGGCTCCATTCGGAAGATTGTAGAGACGGATGCCGTTCTGTTCCTTTTTTTCTAACTCAAGTTCACCTAAGTAATTACAATGGATAAAACTCATACACCAACTTCCATTTTCGCTAGGATATATTCTTTCACTAATCCAGAGCGAACAATGTCTTCTACTCCAAATTCAATAATATCAACTGAAGGCATTATGCGAAGAACTTTCATAAAATCAATAATTCCATTCTTTTCATTTGTTTTAACAAGGTCAGATTGCGTTGCGTCTCCGCAGAACATAATCTTACTGTTTTCACCTACACGAGTAATTATACTATCAAGTTCGTGATAGTTCAAGTTTTGAAATTCATCAACAAGAATGATTGAATTGTCCAGAGTTGTACCACGAATGAACGAAGTACTCCAAAAACTAATAGTTCCTTGTGTTTTAAGATTACCATAGAGCATTTCAAAATCTGCGTCCGTTGGCAACTCAAACATAAACTTTACCATATTCTTATAAGGAATTTGGTAAAGTGATGACTTATCTTCGTGATCACCGGGAAGAAAACCAATCTCTCTTGTTGCTACTAAAGATCTAACGATATAGATTTTTTCGTAAGGAGATCTTTCGTCAAGAACATCTTTCAGTGCATTATAAAGTGCAATGAACGTTTTACCCGTTCCAGCACATCCATAAGCAACGATATTCTGATCTAATTTATAGGATTTAAAAAACTCTTCTTGATTATCAGTAAGAGGATCAATAGTCCTCATCAAATCAGAATTGATTGGCTTTCTGCGTTTCATTTGTTTATTACTCATACCAAATGGAACTGGTGTTTTCGGAGCGTTTCTTTTTGTTGGCATAGGAGTATCAAATTGGTTTTACTTTAGATCCAGGTGCTTTTGATGCTTTATGTAAAACATCATTCCATCCCGGATGGGACTTTTTCAGTCTGTCATAGATTTCACCAACTTCTCCTGCAGAAGGGCAAGTTGATGGGTCTGACCAATCTCTATCCCACTCTGGATTATTTTTCTTCCACTGATCCCAGTCGTGAACACTCATTGCCACTTCTTTCTGTTCACCAGTGGTTTTGTTAATAACAGGATATGTTGCCATAAATTACATAAAAAATATAGGAATATTTAGTCTATACGAATAGAAGGTGCATCTACACACTCAGAGCAACCAGAACGAGTCCAACCAAGTGCTTCTGATACAGCAGGAAACTGGCAGGTAAAGATGCAACGAATCAGTTCAGCAATCTCCATATGCTCCTTCTGTGTACCGTGTGATGAGCGTAGATCAATATAATGTATCCACGAACGCACAGAGCCAGTCATATACAGACGTGTAGGCGTTGCCAAGGGCAGTACAAACCTTGCACACTCCTTTGCCACACCTGCTTCTAGAAGACGATTATAGAGGCGTAGAGAGTGCTCAAAATGAACACGAATATCTTCACCCAAAACTAGTCTTAGATAATCAGGAATATCATCAATACTGTTCTGACGATTCTTATCATCTTGGCGACGAAGTTCAGGAAGAGGAATAGACTTACCAAGAAGACTTGCATCAGCATAACGCTGAGAAAATTCTTGATAGGTAAAGGACCTATGACGAAGAATTTGAGCCGCGATTCCTCTAGTAGTATTAATCTCCACTGTCATCGTTGCTTGTTCGAAGATGCTCCAGTGTTGATGCTGAATACAATACTTAAGCAATCCAGAGAACTTATCACTCTCTTGATTTGCTGGATTACTGACACGAGCACAGTATGCCATATGCTTTTCTGCATCTGGCGTAACACTAATAAGTTTGACTTCTGGTTTCATAAACTCAAACTCTGTATTTTCAATCTGCATAGCCATCATCATCACCATCGTAAAACACTTCGTCGTAATCGCTAATGTAAGGTGCTACTTCCTCATATTTCGCTTTATATGCGTCCACATCTGAATAAACTTCAGACTTCAAGGAGTCAACTAGCAACTCTAGATTATGGACGATCAGTTTAAGTTTTTCTTTATCCATTTTTATAACACTGACGTAGTAATTATAGTTAAAAAAAAGGGAGGTGTCAACCTCCCAGAGTTATTATTTTGATGCTACCAGAGTAGCAAGAGATGCTTTATGACGCCTATCTTCTTTCTGCTTCTGCTCTTTGATGATTTGAAGAAAGTTAAGTTTTTTCATCATTTATGCCCCTCTTTTACAAACTTAACTCCACGATATGTTTCGTTAAATTGTTGGGGTTGTTGTTGCATTTGCTGTTGATATTCAATACGCTTTTGGGTATCGTATTCAACACCGCGATATACGACTTTAGACATTAGGTTTTCTCCTTAGTTTTTTAGGTTAAAGAGCGTTCCTTCAGTCGGCTTTTGCGTTCGCTATTTGGAAATAGCGAATGAACGATCCGTTCCGAGTCGGCTTACTTCCGTTCCCGTTGGGAATGAACGATAGATGCAATTTAGCATACTAATAAGATTTAGGCAACTTATTTTGTAATGTTTGATACAGTTTATCTTTCAATATAACTTAACGTGTGATTTGTTGCGTAAAGCTGTTGGATAATAATATCACACCCAATCTTGGGATTGCAGTCACCACAGGTATAAACATCCACTGCCGCCTTACCTTCTTCAGGCCAAGTATGAATACTAATATGACTTTCAGATAACAAACAAATTACAGTTACTCCCTGTGGTTCAAACTTCTTTGAAATCGTTTGAACTACAGTTGCACCGCTTGCTGCTGCTGCATTTTCTAGTAGGTCTATAAGGCAACGTTCATCATCCAAAAGAACAAACGAACACCCATATAGATTAAGTAGATAATGTTTCCCCATTTTCTTCTGCTTCTTTTATCAATTGACTCACATACGTTTCAGTACCATCCATTACCTTAACTTCAAAAATTGAAGACCTTTGATATTTTTTAATTTTTTTATATTTTTTCAAAAGTTTTTTTACTTCGTCTTTGTAAATTGCTACTTCAATTTTTTCTTCACTAAATCCTTCACTCATCTTCTTTTCTTCTTTTCTGGTTGTTTATATCCCCACAATTTAGGGTTCGTTCTACCATATCCAAAATCAATTTTTTGAACAACACCTGGGCCATACTTATCATAGTACATATCAAAGATGCGAACTCTTGTTCCTCTTACCAAATCAAGGTGTTCTTTTTTACCAACAGTATACCAAATCAAATATGCATCATTTGGAAAAGAAGAATCCTTTGCACTTTCAATTGTTGTTTTTTCTAAAATAATTTCACATCCATATGAAGAGGGCACAACTTTGTTTTCATTTGATTTATCCAAAATCGTTTCCTCCCTTTCATCTTTTACAATATCACTAACTCTACTCACGAACGACCACCCCATTGAATATCGGGATATGCCTCTTTTACAATTTCGTGAGTAATTTTATATTTAGTTTGTAGTTTTTTATCCTTTACTAGGCAAATAACTTCTGCTTCTCTTGGATGTAGTCCCTCAAGAAGATTGATAAACATCATTTCTCTACGAATAGTAGTTAGACTACCATTACCACCTTTTACATAATGATAAAGGTTTTGATATTCTCTGCGAAGAGAAGTTTTACCAAGTCCCTGGAGGTCTTGCGTAGTTGCTGCCTCACCACCTGCAGCTTCTCTTACAAGATTATCAGAAAGATTTCCAGAATAAACATTTTGATCTTTCACATCTCCATAAGGAACTGGACCTTCGGGGAGAAGGGAAAGAACAGTTTCATCAAAGTTCCAAACAAAAACCACTTTCAGAGAGTCGTGCTCGTAAGTTTTTAAAACTTCGACCTTCTTTGCATTGCTTTTTTGTTTTGATGCAAGTTCTAAAACTTCAAATACAAAAGGATTTGTGGGAAGAGTTTCAATTGGTGTTTCAGTCTTCCTCGTCTTCGTCGTAGTCATAATCGTAATCGTTCTCAAATCGTACAGATACTATTTCATCAGGAATCACCTGACCATTTTCATCAAAAAACTCTGGATGTAAGTAAGGAGGTTTTGATTCCAGAAGATGCCTATAAGTTAACCAACCTATTATACTTCCTACCATAAAAAAGAGCAAGGTAAACATTACGGTGAATGTTATTACATATGCTGTTTCCATTTAT